GCGGAGACGCGCTCTGGCGTAGGGTCGGAGATGGGGCGCACGCAGTCGGTGCGCGAACGCCTGCCGTGGCTCTTCGATGTGCTCGGGGCCAAGAGCGTGCTCGATGCAGGCTGCGGGGATCTCAACTTGATGCAGCACGTCGAGGCTCAGGTAGAGTACGTCGGCGTCGACATCGTGCCCGAACTCGTCGCCACGCTGGAACGCGAGCACGCCGGCGACGGGCGGCGCTTCGATTGCCTCGACATCACGCTCGACATCCTGCCGCCCTGTGACCTCATCATCTGCCGGACGGTACTCTTTCACCTGACGCTCACCGACGCGCAGAACGCGCTCGACAACTTCCGTGCCTGTGGGGCGAGCTGGCTGCTGGCCACGACCTACCCGTGGCACTTCCCCAACGTCGACATCGCCACCGGCGGCTGGCGGCGGATGAACCTGCAAGCGGAGCCGTTCTGCCTTCCGTGGCCCTGGCTCCTGCTTCCCGAGGACGAACTCGACCCGAACGCGCCGTTCAACCCCGGCTATCTGGGGCTATGGAGACTGGGGAGCGACATCGATGGCCTGTCTTGACTTCAACCAGGATGCGCGCTTCACGGTGCATGGCATCCCGTCCTACGTACAGCCGGATGAACTGGCCGAGCTGGCGCGCCTCGCCGCTGATGCCGACGGTGAGCGGATACTCGAAATCGGCTCGTGCTATGGGGCATCGACCGCCACGCTGGCGCTGGCCGCGCCGCGGTCGACCATCTACGCGATAGACGCCTTCCTCTGGTCACCGATCCCGGAGATGCCGGCCAGCGCGAGCCGTCTTGCCGGCAATCTTTCCGCTGCGGGCGCGACCAACGTCTGCATCATCGAGGGCGACTCGCAGGCGGTGGTGCGTTCGTGGATGCTCCCGCTCGCGCTGGTCTTCGTCGACGGAGGCCATGACCTGGACGAATGTCTCGCTGACCTGGAGGGCTTCGCCCCGTTCACTGATGTCATGGCCGTGCACGATTACGGCATGCAGTTCACGCCTGGAGTGGCTGAGGCCGTCGACAGCTTCTGCGATGCCTACGGCTGGCGCATCGACAAGATCGTCGCCACGCTCGCCGTCCTGCGTCGCACCTCAAGTCGGTAACGACCACGCCGCTCATCCACGTCAGACTGAGGGCGTAATCATCGCGAGCGTCCGGCACGCAGCCGGGCGTGAGCTTGACCGTGCCGAGGTGCCGATGAGCGCGACTGACGAGCAGATAGCGCGTCTGCGGCGCATGACTGCAGAGCCGACCGCGGACACCTACGATGACCGCGCGCTGGCCGACTACATCGAGGCGCATCCGCTACGTGACGCGGATGGACGCGACCCCGGCGATGAGACGTGGGCGGACACTTACGACTTCGCCGCCGCGGCTGCCGACGTGTGGGATGAGAAGGCAGCCGGGTTGATCGAGGAGGTCGATGCCAACGTGGACGGCGCATCACTGGCGCGCTCGCAGGCATACCAGCACGCCAGGGCGGAAGCGCGGCGCTGGCGGGCACGGTCGCACGCCTCGCCGGTGCGCATCGCGACCTCGCCGCCGCCGGGACTGGACGAGAGCGATGCGCCTGCGTCCTGACGCACTCACAGCCGCTCAGCGGGCCTATGAGAGCGAGATGAGGGACATAGGCCAAGTGATGCGCTGCGAGACGACAGAGGACTCCTACGGGGCTCCTGTGGAGTCCTACGTCGCCGGCGAGCGCATCCCCTGCATGTTCAGTTTCCTGAGCGCGACGGAGCGTGCCACTCTCGACCCGACCTACTCGGTCATGGTCGGTCGCGCCCGCCTGCCGCTCGGCACGGACGTGACGCGGCGCGACCGCTTCCGCGTGCTGGAGCGGTTCGGCAAGACGCTCGTGCGTCCGCGCGAGTTTGCCATCATGGGCGAGCCGCGCGAGACGGCCGCGTATCTGATGCTGGAGCTCTCCGAGGTCGGGGCATGAGCGGACTCGACTTCAAGATACTGGGCGCAGACAAGGCAATGGCCGATATCAGCGGCACGATCGCAGCCTATCCGAAGGTCGTTGGGAGGGCCTGCGTCAAGGGGGCTCACATCATCGAGCGCGAGGCCAAGCTGCGCGCGCCGGTCGACACTGGGGCGCTGCGTGGCTCGATCAGCGTCGACCCGATCCCGATGGGCGCCGACGTGGGGCCGCACGTCGACTACGGCGCTTATGTCGAGTTCGGCACGGTGAACACGCCCGCGCAGCCCTATCTGGTGCCGGCCGCCGATGCGACGCGCTCGCAGGTGTCCGAGATCGTGCGCCGCGAGATCGCTGGGGGCAAGTGGTGAGTGCCGTACAGCAGGCATACGACGCACTGTGCGCCGACGCCGCGCTCCTGTCGATGGTCGACGGACGCATCTATCCCGGCCGCCTGCCGCAGTCGGAGCCGAACTCCATCGCGGCGCTGTTCCCCTGCATCGTCTACCGGCAGGTCTCGCTCGGTGACGCGCCGGTGTCACACGACGGGCTGGCCGGCTGGGAGCGTCCGCGGGTCCAGATCGATTGCTGGGCCGAGCCTGACGGCGAGGACTCGGCCTATGCGCTCGCGCATGCGGTGGCCGATGCGGTCAAGACCGCCGTGCGCGCGGCCAGCTTCACGGTGGAGAGTGAGAACGACCTGCCCGACCCGGAGACCAGCCTGCACCGCGTCATCATCGACGCGCTGTTCTGGACCACAAGCACAGACTAAGGAGAGCGACATGACCCAGACTCAGGCAATCCGCAGCCATCCGTTCAGCCTCTACATGGGCAACGGGTCGACGCCCGAGACGTTCCAGCTCGTGCCCGAGGTGGGCGACATCACGAGCCCGTCAGGAGAGCGCGAAGAGATCGACGTGACCTCGCACGATTCGACCGCCAAAGAGTACCTGATGGGGCTCAAGGACTACGGCGACTGCACGTTCCCGATCAACTGGATCCCCGGCAATGCCATCCACAAGGCGCTCTGGGACGCGGCCGAGGACGACGAGCCCACCAACTTCCAGATCAAGGACGACCCGACCACGCCGACCATGACGCTCGCCTTCGCGGCCCTGGTCAAGACGCAGCCGACGATGGACTTCCCCATCGATGCGGCGGTCACGGCCGAGGTGACTTTGCGCGTCACCGGAGACGTGCTCATGACGGTTACCGGGAGCGGCTCCTGATGGCAGCCAAGAAGCAGGGCACGCGCGACCTCATCCTGGCCGCTGACGATCTGCGGCATGAGGACGTGCATGTGCCTGAGTGGGGCTGCACGGTCCGGCTCAAGGCGATGACGGGAGAGGAGCGTGACTCATTCGAGAGCTCTATCCTGCGAGACCGCTCCGACCCGTCCAGCGGCGTCGACCCGCGCAACTTCCACGCCAAGTTCCTGGTCCGCATCCTGTGCGATGCGGACGGGAAACGACTGTTCTCTGATGACGACGTGGAACTGCTGTCCGGCAAGAGCGCGAGCGTGCTGGACCGGCTCTACGATGTCGGGGCCAGCCTGGCCGGCCTGCTCCCGAGCGACGCGGAGCGGCTGGCGGGAAACTGAAACGGCCGGAGCGGCGCTTCTACCACCGGCTCGCTCTGGCACTGGGATGTACGGTAAGCGAACTGCTCAGGCGGACGACGAGTGAGGAGCTGACGGAGTGGATGCTCTATGAGCGCATGGAGCCGTTCGGAGAGCGGGGCGAGTACGTGCGGGCCGCTATGCTCGCAGCGATCCTCGTCAACGCGCACCGCGGGGCGAAGTCGAAGCCCGTTACCTTCGATGACTTCATGCCCGACACGATGCGTCGTGAGCCTGAGCGCAAGACCGGGCGAGAGGCGTTCCTTGAGCTCGCTCGCAGGCTGGGAGCGAGGGTGACCTGATGGCTAACGCCTACGATCTTCTGGTCCGCGTGCGTGGCGATGCCACCGGCGCCGTGAGTGCGCTCAAGAAGACGCGCGATGAGATGCGCGCCACTGGCCAGGACGCCGACCGCTGGGGCAAACGGCTCGACAAGGGCGCGAACATGGCTCTCGGCGCCGGGACAGCGCTCGCCGCCGTGGTCGGCAAGTCCGTGAAGACCTATGAGACTTACGGCAAGGGCGTAAAGACGATCACGCGCATGACCGGGATGCAGGCTGCCGGCGCCTCGCGTCTCGCCGCTCAGTGGCGACGCTACGGCGTCGACGCTGAGACGGGCGCTACCGGGATCAAGTTCCTGTCGCGCAACATCGACGCCGCGCGCATGGGCAACAAGACGGCCATCGCTTCATTCGAGCGCCTCGGCATCAGCCTGTCCGACCTGCGGACGCTCAATGCCGATGACATTCTGTTCAAGGTGCGTGACGCCATCTCGCAGATGGGCGACGCGACCGCCAAGACGGCCATCACGCTCAAGATGTTCGGCCGCGGCGGTGGCGCGTTGACCGGATGGCTGAGTCAGTCAGAAGAGACGATCAACGACCTCAATAAGAAGATCGAGTCGATGGGGCTCGTCTGGGGTGACAAGCAGCTCAAGAACTATGACGATGCCATGGCCGCGCAACGTGAGCTCGATCTAGCATGGCTCGGCCTACAGCTTGCTATCGCCGAGAATGTCGAGCCCGCCCTTACCCCAATGATCGAGAGACTCGGCGAGCTTCTCAAGGACATCAAACCCATTATGCCTTACGTGCCGCAGATCGCTGGCGCTTTGCTGGTAGCCGGCGCAGCTATCAAGGTGGCGCGTGGCGCGCAGACCGCTATCGGACTGTTCAAGGGCGGCGGCGCTGGCGCCGGCAGTGCCCAGGTGGCTAATCTGGGGCGTGCGTCCACCGTATCAGCGGGACAGGTCGCAGCCCTGGGCCGCGCATCGTCGGTCGCGGCGACCGGCAGCGTGGCGCGCCTCAACACGACGGCCGCGGTCGCGAGCACCGGCATGGGCCGCGTCGGCACGGCTTCGGTGCGCGCCGCTCCGCCGCTGCAGTACGTCGGCACTGCCTCGCGCACGACATCGGGACGGTTCGCGCGCCTCAACACCACGATCGGCTCAAGCAGCGTCGGCACCATCGCCAGCATGATCGGGCTCGGCTTCGCGATCGACTTCACGGCCAACAAGCTGATGCAGGCCGGCGAGGCGGCGCAGGAGATGATCGCGGCCATGTCGCAGGCGCGGCAGCAGGGCGAGGCCGGCAAGCGCACGGAGGCGGCGTTTGAGGAGAAGCTGGCGCAGAAGTACGGCCGCGGCTCGGCGAAGTACAACTACTACATGAAGAAGGCCGGCATCGGCAAGGCCGGCACCTACGCGGCGCAAGCGAAGGCGCCGTGGTACTGGGGTCCGGGCGCGCCGCTGTACAACAGGCTGGCGGGCTTCGCTGAGGGCGGCGTCGCGAGCGGGCCGCGGTCGGGCTATCTCGCGCTCCTGCACGGGACCGAGCTGGTCACGCCGCTCGACAAGGGCAAGGCCGTGCCGACCGTGGTCGTCAACGTGACCGGCAACACGTTCGTCGGCAATAGCCGCGACGCTTCGCGGGCGATAACAGACATGGTCAGCCGCGAGATGGGCCGCGACGTGGCGCGGCTGATGAAGGGGGCCGCCTGATGGCTGAGTACCTGCAGGCCAAGCTGGGCGACCTTGAAGACCTCGTGGTCATGCCGCTGCCCGACTGGGGCCATGTCTCGCGCACGGCCGAGGAGACCGACAACCCCTATGCCGACGTGCAGACGCAAGTGAGACTGCGCACAAGTGCGCTGCGTCATCCGTCGTTCAAGGTGAAGCTCGAGGCGTCGACCAAGGACGAGCTCATCAGCGCCGAGAACGAGCTGCGCGCCGAGCTTGCCAAGCCGACGAACACGCTCACCATCACGCCGCGCGGCGCGACCCGCCCCGCGGTCCTGAGACTGCTCCACAACGAGACGCCGATCGCTGAGTTCGATTACGCCTGGGACCGCGCCTTCGTCGGCATCTACACGGTCGAGCTGGTGGCCGAGCCGTGGGTCTACGGTGAGCGCGATACGCTCTGGACGGCGAGCCGTCTGACCAGTCCGGTGCTGGTCGATGTCGGCACGCTCGACGGGCAGGCGCCGATGCCACTCGACTTCACCATCACGCGCGGCTGGGGAGGCGAGAACGTCGGTATCCAGATGGTGCTGGCCGCGGTGACGCACAGCGGCGCCGTAACCGGCGATTACCTCTATGAGGCCGAAGATGCGACCGAGCCGGGCGATTGGGAGCTTGAGGAGGGAGCAATCAACCCGCGCGGTGACTGTATGCGGCTGCGCTCGGCTGTGACGACCGAGTGGCGCATGCTGTACGGCATCGTCGACCAGGCGAAGCTGCCGACCGGACGCTACCGCCTGTTCGCGCGGGCCAAGTGTTCGGGCGGGTCAGGCGTGGACAACTGCTGGATCTCGCAGGGCCGACAGGAAAACCGATGGGCACGTGACCCGCGCTCGCGCTACCTGCTGCAGCCGCGCTGGGAGTGGGTCGACCTGGGGCCGTGGATGAACGGGTCCGACGATGGGCCGAGCATCTGGGCTCGAGCTCGCGATGGGGCGGCTTACGTCGACACCGTGCTGTGCCTTCCGTCTGACCTTGGGTGGCTGCGTTACGACGATTACGATGAGGAGACCGAGTACGTCCGCTTCGGCTGGATGTATGACCACGAGTACGCCACGACCGAGGCGCCGACTGCAGCACGGCCAGCCGCACGGCGCATCCGTGGGCACGGGCTCAAGCTCGGGCTTGAGGGCGAGAACCTGTTCATTCTCGTGGAGCCGAACGGCTCCAACCCCGCGCCTGAGTTCCTGCTCAACGGCAGCTACGTGCCGCGCTGGGAGATGTGGCCCGAACCGGTGACCGGCTCATGAGCGGCGTCGACATCATCGACGCGACATTCGAGATCGACCGCCGCGGCGGGTTCACGGCGGCGTCGGTCATCATGAGCGTGCCGCGCGGCGACGATGCTCAGGACGAGCGCATCGACTCAGACATCGTGCTGCGCGACCCGGTGGACGGGTTCGTGCTCTGGGAGGGGCGCGTCGACGATCCAGACGCCGTGCCGCATGAGGCCGACACGCTCAGGCTGGAGTGCGGCGGCTTCATCTGCGCGCTCGAGGATGATGAAGCCTTCGTGCGCAACTACGTCGACAGCGACATGACGCACTGGGAAACAGGGCAGGCGTCGCGCTGGGCGGACTGCTTCACGACCGAGGTGATCGACCCAGATTCGGCCGACCCCATCTTGGCGATGTACGCCATGCACGACATAGAAGTGCCGAAGGGAGCTAACACGCGCGCCTGGTGGTATCCACTCGGCGTGCCTATCGAGGCGGCGCGCATCGTCAAGTGTCGCATCGACACGAAGCTCATCAACCCGAGCCTTGAGCTCAAGCTGTTCTCCACGCCCGGCAGTCCGAACAAGCATCGCACGCTGGAGGGCACATGGAGCGAGGATGACTCCTATGTGCTCTACTTTGGCAACGAACTCAACATCACATCGGAAGCCGCCTCTCTCGTCTTCCAGTTCGAGCAGATAGTGGACAACGAGGACGGCGGCGACTTAGACTGATGCGCTACCTTGTCGGAGAGAGAATCGAGACCGATTACCGCCCGTTCGGGGTCGACATCACCAAGATACTGGTCTACGGCTCCGCCCTCGGTGACGATGTGACGCCAGAGCGTGTGATGATGAACCTCGCGCGCCCGGTGACCGGCGGAGACATCGACAAGACGGATTGCGACGATACTGGCTACATCATCGAACAGCTCTGCATCAGCGAACCGACCACGCGGCGGCAGGTGATGGATGAGGTCGCCGCGACGGTCGACTGGAACTACGGCTTTGAAGAGAACCGGACGTTCTTCTTCAGGCGGCCGTTCAGAGCCGATGACGTGCCCGATTCGCAGCTCATCGTCGTAAGCAGTGCCGACCCGGCGCTGCGCGAGTGGGACGTGCGCGTCGACCGGCGCGAGCTCTGTAACCGGGTGGTCGCTTACGTGCGCACCAAGGACGGCCACGCGAACTGCTACATCGCATCCGAGCCCGATGGTCCGCTCGGGACGCACTACCAGACGAAGTTCCTCGACTTGCGCGACCGTACCGCGAACGACGCGCAACAGATAGTAGACGCCTATCTGGCCGACCACCTATGGCCGCGCCCGACCGGCACGCTCGTGCTCACCGGCCCGGTCCACCTCGCCGACGGCTCGACCATCGAGGCGCTGCATATCCGTCCCGGCATGATGCTCCAGAACGTGGACACTGACTTCGGCCCGCAGATGATCGAGCACGTCACCGGCAGGCTCGCGGCACGCGAGGTGACTCTCACGCTGGGGCAGCGCTCCAGCCGCTTCGACAGGATGCTGGCACGGCAGCAGCTCCAGGCGCGCAAGCGGCCGAAGGGCAAGAAATGAGATACCGGATCTGGACAAGCGGCTCGACGGCCAGCGATTCAGACAGCGACCCGCGGCTCGACGATGAAGAGAACCTGCTCAAGGCGACCGCCTTCATCGGCCTGACGACCCTGACCGTCTCAGATTCGGAGCCTAGCGACCCCGAGGTAGGAGACCTCTGGGTCGATACGTCATGAGGAGCCTGTGCGATGGCAATCAGCTCGCTTGACCAGTACATAGCCGCGCCGAAGCAACGCGTCAACTGGAACAAGACCGGCACGCGGACCCTCGTCGCGGCGATGCCGTACAGTGTCTTCGGCGTGGCCGGCAATCCTGGTGCCGGGACGGAGGCGGCCGGCAACACGGCCAACGGTATCGTCCCGACCGACGTGCTGGCCGGATACCCGAGCATCAACAGCTTCGGGGTCGACGCCAAGGGTTACATCACGCGCGTCGAGTACACCAGCTCCGTAGCCTGCACGCTGCGCCTCTATGATGAGCTCTTCCGCTGCGGCGGCTACAACTACAACGCCGATGTGAACCTCTCCGACCAGCCGTCCTTCGCAAGCCGCGTGCCTGGAGGCAACGACTACGGCGGGCTCCAGATATGGGTCAAGACGCTGGTCGCCCCGACCGGCAACCTGGCCGTGCAGGTCAACTACTTGGACCAGGGCGGTGACGCCGGCGACACCGGAGCGGTCGGCATCGGCGCCGCGCCTGCGGTCGGTCGGATGTGGCAGCTTCCATTGGCGGCGGGCGATTCAGGCATCCAGAAGATCACCCGGGTAAGAGGGTCTGTCGCCACAGCAGGCAACGCTTGCTTCGAGGTCAGCGTCTTGCGCCTGCTGGGCATCTTCCGCGTCGCATCGGCGAACGGCGGCGGCATCCTTGACCTGCTCGGCATCGGGATGCCGGAGGTCTTCGCCGACTCTGCCTTGTTCATGAGCTTGGCGGCTGACTCCACCGCCGTGGGGCTGCCATACGTCGATATCGAGATCGCCAATGGCTGATGTATGGCGCCGGGGGCGCTCGCCGCGCCCCAGAACTGGCCTCATACGCAGGCAGAATGGGGCTGCGGCCGCCATCGCCGGCGGCTTCTTCGAGGCCCCAGCGATGCATTACGCAGCCGTGCTGAGACGCTGGGATGGGAGCGGCTGGCGGCCCTGCAAGATGAGGCGCTGGACCGGGCTAGCCTGGGCTGATGCAAGCCTGCTCGTGATGTCTGAGGTGGGCGGTTTTGTGCCTGTCGATACCGGCGGGGCATGATGGATATGCGACGTGCCACCAGGCGATGCGGGTGAGCGAGAAACGACAAGCCGCTGCCGTTGGTGCATCGTGCTGGTAGAGACATGCACGCCCCTGGTGCCGCGCGCGTCGGCATCTGATACCTGGAGCAGCCGATGACCGCACAAGCACACAGTCCACAGTCGATACCGGGCTTCACGAGTGAGCAGACATGGGCGCTGCGCCACGTCGTGCGCGAAGAGATGGAAGATGCCATCCGCGAGGTGCTGGACGAAGACCGCTCGCCGTGCAGGCGCGTCTCCGATCTTGAGGAGACCGTCTACGGCAACTCCGGCGACGGACTCAAGCTGCGCATGGTCGCGCTTGAGGAGCAGATGAACAACATGGTTTGGCTGAGCCGCACAACGCTCGGCGCGGCGATCGTGGCGGTCATCGGCGTAATCTTCCAGGCGGTGAGGTGAGCATGGTCCTGCCGAGCAACCAGCGAGTCAAGCGCGCCATGGTCGACTACGCGCGGCGTCACAAGCCGCCGATCAAGGTCGGTCCTGGACTCAACGCCGGCAATGACAAGTGGGGTCCGGCGGCGCGCACGCTGGCATGGCGCATCTCGCACCGCACCAAGAAGATCAAGACGACCACGCGCAAGACGGCCGAGCTGTGCGCCTTCCTCGGCGTGTTCTCGCTGGCGGAGAAGGTCGCCAACGCGGCGCTACGCGAGGTCGGTGTGAAGGAACAGCCGCCGAACTCCAACTACGGGCCGCGCGTAAGTCAGTATCAGGCCGTGACCGGCGCCTACCATCAGCCATGGTGCGCCTCGTTCGCGTCGTGGTGCTATCGCACCGCCGGCTACAAGGGCAAGCTCGCGCCGGTGCCGGCCTGGGTGCCGAGCTGGACGCTGGCCATACGCGGCGGGCTGGGCTGGAAGCAGGTGCCGTTCGCAAACGCGCGCGCCGGCGACCTCGTGACGCTCTGGGGTTCGCAGCACATCGAGGTCGTCATCCGGCGCGAGGGCGACTATCTGCGCTGCGTGGGCGGCAACACATCACCCAAGGGACAGAACGCGAACGGCGGCATGGTCGCCAACACGCGGCGGCACCGGAGTGAGGTCGTCGTCATCGGTAGGCCGAAGTGAGAACGACCAGACCGCGCGCACGTGTAGGATGCGAGAAACGGGGGAGGTGAGATGGACACTCTGAACACCGTACTAAGCGTGCCGGCCATCGTCGCTATCGTGACCCTGTGCAAGAGTTTCGGCGTCACCGGCAAGTGGAGCCTGCTGGCGGCTGTCGTGGTCGCCGTGCTGCTCAATGTCGGCGCCTATCTGTGGGCCACGAGCGGGCTCTACAGCGCCGTCATCGCCGGCCTGCTGCTCGGACTGGCCGCGGCGGGCCTGTACGATACCGCCAAGACGGCCGCTCGCTGACGCAAAGCCTCGGCCGGCCTTGTCACCCGGCCGCGCACCGCTCCCCACCCTCTGCGGCGGTGCTACCCAGCCCGGCGCCTGCCATCCTCCCAGGCGCCGGGCGCTTTCTTTCTCCGCCTCTTGCACATCTTGACACGCCGTGATACGCTTCGCTGTGTCGCGCTACATACTGACAATCCGGCGCGGCGGATGGGAGGATATATGAGGCAGATCGTCTATCACCTGCTGATGGCACCATTGATGGTGCTCGCCGTGCTCGCGGCGATCGTCCTGCTCTGGCTCATCGTGGGGGTGTTCTCATGACGTATGACGACTGGCTGACGGCGCCGCTCGAGGAGCGCACCTACTGTCCACACTGCTGGGCCGACAGCATCGACGCCGAGGAGACGCACAACGCGCTCGGGCGCCGGATCTACATCTGCGGCCAGTGCGGTGAGGAGTACACCTACGCGCTGAGCCGTGACGAGATAGTGGCCGAGGCCACCTATGACGCCAAACTGGACCGGGCCGGGCTGTGATCGTCCGGGAATCGTTCGCCGCCTACCAGGCGCGGCGCGGCGTCAACTGGTCCACCTTGCGCGAGATGCGCGAGTCGGCGCTGCACTACAAGTACCGGCTCGACAACCCGCCAGAGACCACCCCGGTGATGGCGTTCGGTTCGGCAGCGCACTGCGCCGTGCTCGAACCGGACAACTTCCCGCGCCGCTACGTGCTCTGGGACGGCGGCAGGCGGTACGGCAAGGCGTGGGACGAGTTCGTCGCCGTGAACGCGCCGCGCACGCCGCTACCGGCCGCCGACTACGAACGTTGCCTGGCCTTGCGCGACGCGGTGCGCTCGCATCCGGCCGCGCGCAAGCTGCTGGCCGAGACCGAGACCGAGCTGACCGTGACCTGGATCGACGAGGCGACGCGCATCCGCTGCAAGGCGCGCATCGACGCGGTCTGTCTCGCCAGCGGCGTGCTGATCGACTTCAAGACGACGCGCAGCACCGAGCCGCGCCTGTTCGGCCAGCACGCGGTGCGGCTCGGCTACCTGCACCAGCTCGCGTTCTACCGCGCCGGACTGCTGGCCAACGGTGTCCCAGACGGGGAAGCGTACCTGCTCGCCGCCGAGGCCGATGGGCCGCACGACGTGCTCGTGGCCGGCGTGGACGACGACGCCATGTACGCCGCCGGCTGTGACGTGGAGCTGCTGCTGGCCGAAGTCAAGCTGCATCGCAAGCGGCGCCGCTGGCCGGGACGCAGCGAGCACATCGAGGCGCTGCAGGTCCCTGCCTGGTTCTACAGCTCTGACGACGCCGATTACGCCGACGAGCTCATCATCAGCGGCATAGCTGCCGACAAGCAATGAGCGGATGAAGCGACGCATCGCACTGATGACCGTCGACTGTGACGAGTACGACGTGGACGAAGGACGCTGCCACCACGCCGAAGGCGACCGGCTGTGCCCACGGGAACCACGATGCCATGACGAGGTATCCCCATCCCGCTGGACCCCGACCACGGAGGCACCGGAATGACCGCTGACCACCTGAAAGCCGTCCTGGACGCGCACGCCCTGTGGCTCAAGGGCGAGGGAGCGGGACAGAGGGCGAACCTGCACGAGGCGGACCTGCGCGGGGCGGACCTGCGCGAGGCGGACCTGAGCGAGGCGGACCTGCGCGGGGCGAACCTGAGCGGGGCGAACCTGAGCGGGGCGAACCTGAGCGGGGCGAACCTGCGCTGGGCGGACCTGCACGAGGCGGACCTGCGCGGGGCGGACCTGAGCGGGGCGGACCTGAGCGGGGCGAACCTGAGCGGGGCGAACCTGCGCTGGGCGGACCTGCGCGAGGCGGACCTGCGCGGGGCGAACCTGCGCGGGGCGGACCTGCGCGAGGCGGACCTGCGCGGGGCGAACCTGCGCGGGGCGGACCTGAGCGGGGCGCAAGGCATCTTCGACCCCTGCGCTTGGCTCGCCGCCAACTGCAAGCGCGTCAGGGGCGGCATCGAGGCGTACAAGACCTTCGGCCTCTACAACCAGCCGCCCGAGTCGTGGAAGCAGGAACCGGGAGCCGAGATCAGCGAGGTCGTGAACCCGAACCCGACCGACGACTGCGGGTGCGGCGTCAACGTGGCGACGCTCGACTGGGTGCGCCGGAACAACGACGAGGACCTACCCATCTGGAAGGTGCTTGTCAAGTGGGAGTGGATGGTCGGCGCGGTCGTGCCCTACGGAACGGACGGCAAGTTCCGGGTGCCGAGGGCGAAGCTGGTCGAGGTTGTGGAGACCACGGAGGTGACCCCGTGAGCACCTACCGCATCACATTCCGGTTCGACATCGGGCGCAAGTCGGCCCACCGCATACGGGAGGAGAAGAGATGGGGCTCACTTACGATCAGTTGTTCCCAGGCCGCTTCATCAAGGCCGGCGAGATGCGCGGCCAGCCGGTCACGATGACGGTCAAGAACGTCTACCTGGACCAGCTCGAGGACGAGAGCGGCCGTGAGAAGCCGCAGGCCGTGATCGCCTTCGACGAGACGCCGCGCGAGATGGCGCTGAACAAGACGAACGCGCAGTGCATCGTCGCCATGTTCGGCCAGGACTCGGGTGACTGGCTCGGCAAGCGCATCACGCTCATCCCCGAGCGCGACGCCAGCGGACTGTCCGACTCGGGACTCTGCCTGCGCATCCAGGGTTCGCCCGACATCAAGAGCCCGATCACGGCAGAGATCAAGCTGCCGCGGCGGCGCCCGCAGAAGCGCAAGCTGGTACCGACCAAGGACGGCCGGGCTGACGCGGGCGAGCTCGATAACGAGCTCGACGCGGCGCTGGGCAGCGCGGGCCAGAGCGAGGTCGCTGACGAGGGCGAGCAGGGGGTGCTCTGATGGCCTCACGCGATATCGAGGCGCAGCGGGAGAAGTGGCGCGCGGGCTTCGACCCGCGCCGCCCGCTGGCCGAGCAGCTCGACCAGCCGCACGCGCCGGCCTGGCAACTGGCGCACGTCATGAACGTGGGCGAGCACACGGTCTACAGTGAGGGCAAGGCGTTCGACGCCGCCGTGCGCGCCGGTGACCTGCACGAGGCCGCGCGTCACATCCCCTGCATCATCATCGGCGCCACGCACCGCTTCCCGACAGCCGCGTTCATCCTCTGGTGGGAGAGCGCCGGACGGACGGCGGCGGAGTGAACGGAATATCGCGTCTGCGGCGCCGAGTGGCCGTCAGAGTGGTAGGACACCACTCAGGCCACCAAAGCGCCGCAAAACAGCCTTGCACCACGTCAGCGGAGGTTTTCAGATGAGTCTGCTCATGCGGCCGCGGCCGGACGGGCCGATCTACGAGGCGCGCGAGCGTCGGGGCGGCGAGGGCTTCGCGCTGGTCGCCTACTACGCCGAACCGGGCACCGAGCGCGAGATGACGCGCGCCGAGGTGGAGGAGTTCAGGCAGGCGACCATGTCGTGCGGCGGGATCGTGCTGCGCACGCCGGATGGGGGAGGGACGCGGTGATCATCGCCCAGCTGCCGGACGCGCGGCTCTGTGCCGACCCGCGCCCGTTCGACCTGCCCAGTGGGACGATCGGCGTCTCACTGCGTGTGGCCAGCAACTATCGCACCAAGCGCGACGGCGAATGGACCTATGACGTGATGTTCCTCGACGTGACCATCTTCAGGGGCACGGCGACCATCATCGAGCACTTCAAGAAGGGAGACCCGATCACGGTCTGGGGACAGCTCATCGAACGCAAGTGGAACGACCGCGACGGACAGCCCAGGGTGGGGCTCGAGCTGGCCCACGCCGACTGGTCGTTCCCGCCGCGTCCGAGGGATGAGCTCGCCGCGACGCAAGAGGCCGAGGCGAAACAGACGGGCGATGCAGGCGTTGCCGCGGCTGACGACGAAGACGATGATGGGATCCCGTTCTGAGAGCAGTACCGTGATAGACTCGCCGTCCCATGAAAAGACCCCGCGCCGCGTGAACGGCCGGGGTCGTGACCACAACCTGATGAGGCAGGTGGTGACATGAGTGATTCTACCAGTGGGGCAGTCGTGACGGTCACTGCGAGTTACAGCGGTGTGCGATTCGATTCACGCCTCGAAGCGCAATGGGCCGCAGTCTTCGACCAACACCGGATCGTCTGGCAGTACCATCCCGAGCTCTACCGGCTAGGCCGCGTCCATTACGAGCCTGATTTCTGGCTGCCGGAGTCGCGCACCATCGTCGAGGTGAAGGGCGCGTTCACCTCCAGGCGCGATTACAAAGCGCTGACGTTCTGCCGCCAGGCCGCCGCCTGCGATGTGATGATCGTGTTCGCCGAATCGCCCGCAGGAGAGCGCTTCGCCCTGGGCCATCCGTCGCCGCAGGAGTCCGGCAGATTCGACATGTACGGCCAGCGGAGTGATCGCCTCGACGCCGGCGTGGCATTCGCTGAATGCAGACTGTGCGAGAGCTGGCAGTTCGTCGAGGTGAACCTCGCCTGGCGGTGTCGCGTCTGCGGCCACTCTGCAGGCGGAGAGACGTTCTCATCGTTCGTCTACCCACGCGGCAATGCGTCTCGATGAGCTGCTCGAGCGGCTCGAGGGAGTGAAGCGGAGCGCTTCCGGGTTCGTGGCGCGCTGTCCGGCGCACGACGACCACCGGCAGAGCCTGTCGATCGGCGAGGGCGACAACGGGTGCATCCTGCTGACCTGCTTCGCCGGCTGCGAGACGGCCGACGTGATGGCTGCGCTCGGGCTCGGCCTGGCCGACCTCTACCCAGAGCAGGAGCGCAGCAACGGCAAGCGCGAGATCGTCGCCACCTACGACTACACCGACGAAGACGGTGAGCTGCTCTACCAAGTCGTGCGCTTCCAGCCCAAGGACTTCCGCCAGCGGCGCCCGGACGGACGCGGCGGCTGGGAGTGGAAGCTGGGGCGCACGCGGCGCGTCTTGTACCGCTTGCCCGAGCTGGCCACGGCCATCGCGACCGGAGAGTCGGTCTACCTGGTCGAGGGGGAGAAGGACGCCGACTACCTGCGCCGGGCGGGCGCCTGCGCGACCTGCAACCCAGGCGGCGCCGGCAAATGGTCGCCCGACTACTCCGAGTCGCTGCGCGGCGCCGACGTGATCATCGTGGCCGACAAGGACGCGCCGGGGCGCAAGCACGCCGAGTCGGTGGCGGCGGCGCTGGACGGGATAGCCTTCGCCGTGCATGTCGTGGAGCCGGCGGAAGGCAAGGACGCGGCCGACCACCTGGCGGCCGGCAAGGGGCTCGACGAGTTCGTACCGCTCTCGCTCGAGCAGGCAGCAGCGACCGAACGGAGTGACTCGCCGTTCGTCGACTGGGGCACGTTCTGGCAGCGCGACGAGAGCGACGTCGAGTGGGTCTATCAGGACGTGCTGGCGCGCGGCCGGGGACACTCGATCTACGCCATGCACAAGGCCGGAAAAAGCCTGTTCACGCTCTACATGGCGGCCCAGATCGCGACCACCGGCACGGCCTGCGCGGCGATCTATCTCGACTATGAGATGACCGAGGCCG